CATATATTCCCATCTGGTATTCGTTTCATCATAATAAGCATTATTGCTTATATGAAAAGCAGAAGAAGCTCCTTGAGCTGTAGTACCCATAAAAGAACCAGAACCACCTAACTGCAATGCTGTAAAATCCTCATCCCAAGTCTCTAAAGCCATAACTCCAATGCCCACCGAACCATCGCCTTGAATTGTGAACTTATCGTTATCGTCTTTGTCTGCAACTCTAAAAGCTGGGGTATTGACATCATCACCAGCCGCTACATATAATCCAGTACCAGCGGTAGCGTGTGTACTTGTAATCTGAGCCGCCCACGTTGTATTGGATGTTGAAACCTTCAATCCTGAAGCCGCACCACTTTGAGCAATTTCAAGACCAATAGTTGCGGCAGTATTGGTAATCTTCATATCACCAGTTAATACTTCTGAATATGAAAATCCTCCACCACCCTCTACAGTTAAATCACCTGAAATGGTCAGGTCGCCACCTATTGTACCGCCACCAGTTAAATGTGCCGCACTTACGAATTTCATAATCTACTCCTTAGAACATTGCCATTAAAGCAAAGGCAGTCTCAGCAGAATCAAACTGCCACTTTTTGATTGCCAATGGAAGAATTGCACCTTTTAAAAAAATATTTTTTGCCTGAGCGTTTGTCATTGTTGATGTAACATCGTCACCGAATGTTAACGTAAGGTCTCCACTACCACCGATTTCTGCAGCAACAACCACACCTCTTGGGACACCATTAGCCCCTGTTGCAAATGTACCAGAAGGTGTTGCATCTGCCGATGTAACGTATTCTACCTTAAACGCTGGAGAAAGGTTTTCTTGGACGGAATATCTATGTAGTTTGGGGGATTTGTTCATATCAGCCATTTATTCACTCCTTTGAAGTCGGGCTTAAAGGTCGGGCGAGACCGTGAATACCCTGTTAAATGATTAGGGGGGCTAAAAAGCCCCCCTTAACATACTCAACACAAAATGTTTGAGTCAATCCTTATATGGGGCTATTACCTCCCCAGTTTTAGATTTTAGTTTTTACAATGGTAAAATGTCGATTACTATCATCCCTGCGAATACAGCAGTAGCAACATGAACTTTTAAGTCATCGTCGCCAGCAGTGAACTCCCAGTTCGCATCATCTATTTCGGTTGCTCTGATAACATCAGTATCACCAGCCATAGTTAATGTTGCACCACCAAGTACAGATGAACTACCATTATCAATATCTAATACTGCAGCAGTTCCTGCCGTTGATATAGCATATACATCTACTACTCTAAATGAAATGGGTGTAGTGATGGTCATGGCAGGGTCATTGACCGCAACATCAGCAACATCAAATATAATTTGATTGCCTTGAATTACAGCCGTTCCCGTGCCTGCACCAGCCTGAGTCAATGTCAGTTCTGTTGCACCACCTTGAGTTCTCCACCAATTGCTCGACTTTTGCTTTTTAAATGCCATTACTTATCTCCTGTTACTCATCGGTCGTTGAAAAAATCAACGAACTTTGATTAACACAAGACAACTCATCGGCAACATGAGCAGCGGATTGGTTCTTATAGAACGCATCGCCACTTGCTTCACCACCATCATCTTCAGCAAAAAAGTCTGCACGGTTATAGCCGTTGATTACCGCACCACCGAGTTCGATGGTGTTGGCATGGTCATCCACTTCAGAAGTGAAGTGAAGGTCATTAGCAACAGCTTTGCCCATTGCATTCTTACCGAACACAACTGCATTGTATACCCGTACACCACCAGCATCAGAGTGAAGTGTAACTTCAGAAGCGTCGAATCGTGCGGATGTAGTGGCTCCAAAAAAGTAGCCAGCTTCGTCCCATTCACGGACTCCAACGATATCTTCATAAATAGCAAAACCAGAATAATACCCCGCCATTCCATGAAGTTCTGGCATTTTAGCACCACCAGAACCCATAAAACCGTAGCGTTGGGCATTTTTATAGTCGCTATCTGCCTGTAATCCAGCAAGTTGTGCAGGATGAACTACCATACACCAAAACCTGTGACCATCAGCAGTTTCCATTTGCGGAATTTTTAATGCCATACATTTAGTACGCAAATCCCTTAAAATTGCAGCGGTTAAACCAGTATCACAAGTAGGTGCAGTAGCGGCAGTCGTGCCAACAGCAGCATCAAGCTGTGCATTGGTTTTGAGTGTCTTTGCTGTACCAACAGTAGTTAAAACAGCACCGTCGTTAATGTACCAGTTCGGGTGATATCTGTAAGGGAGACCAAGCCCATCGGATGCCGTACCGGTGGAAAGGTTAGGCGATACACCTTCATAGAAGGATTGAAATACAGCCTGATTTTCCCACTTGGTGAACCATCGTGCAAGTTGTGGTCTCGCTTCGTCCATCAGTTTAAAGACTTTCTGGCGTTGTTCGCTCATAGAACCAGACTTTTTCATAACCGCTTTACGAGACTGATTACAGTACGCACGCAGCCACTTCATAGCTTGGTCTTCACCAGTGCCTTTCAGAACTGTATCACCATATACGGGTGAACCAGATAATTCAGAAAGGAAAGGAATGAGCATATTATCCCGACCCTGAGCGACATAGTCGTTCAGAACTTCAATGGGATTCCCAGAAGGAGTGTAAACGGGGTTGCCGTTATCGTCCTGTGAGATGTCCACATTACCGGAGAACTTAGCCCAGAAAGTATTGAACCAACTTTCTTTGCGGAGCAGAGAGTTTAGAATTTCAACATTTGCAATCCAAGTTTGTGAGGATTCCATTTGTTAATCTCCTGTGTTTTTAGTTAACTGTTAAGCTGTCCATAGAGCTTCTGAAGTTCATCCACTGAAAGATTATCGAGAGTGCTGCGGAGTTCTTTCTGGCTCAGGTCAGCGACCCTTACCAGTTTAGCGTTCTTGCCTGTACCACGAACATCGACCTTTTCAACTTGCTTGGCTGAAGCATTTTGAATGTCTTGTCTGGCTTTACGCTCTCCTGACATCTGGTAGTTTTTTGCTACCTTGTCTACCCCAAATTCATCAATCATGGCTTTGTGGTAGGCTCTCTCGGTTAACAGCCCATTTTCAGTGTATTCCTTCGCTCGCTCATTGACAGCATTGAACTCATCATCAGATACCTCAATTCCATCGTCGTTAAAGCGTTGCTTCATTGTAGAAACAAACGCTTCATTATCACGACCATTCAGCCGTGATTCGAGATGTTCCTGCGTCCGTTTGTTAATCAGGTCGTTTTCCATCTCCCGAATAAGGCTGCGCTGTTCAGAAACAGCATCAGCATCATAAGGGTCGATTTCATCCAATTTAGCCTTTTCCGTAGAAAGGGCTTCCTGAACATCGTTCGCAGAGAGTCGTTCCAAAAGCTCGGTTTCAGACAAATCCTCGTCTTCTGCCGTTAGCTTGCGAAGTTCGCCAATTTCGTTGGACTGTTCCCCAATCATTTTTTGGGCATCAACAACCATATTGACAAGGTCATCCTTCGACTTGTCGTGGAACGGTGATGGTTCATTTCCATCGGTGGTGTACTCATCTGACTCTGCAGTTTCCTGACTCGATTCTCCACTTTCATGGTCTGCGTCGGCTACCGCTTCATCCGATTCGCTGTTTATATACAGCTCACCGTCTTTTTCAATAAGATTTACAGTAGGCTCTTTAGCTTCCTGTTCTTCTGTCTTCGGTTCAAATTTATTTTCAAGTTGCTGAAGCTCTTGTGTAAGAGCAGTATCTGTCTGCACTTCGCTATTTTGGTTTTCTGCCATTTTGTTTTCCTTTGTTGATTATATTACTTCTCTTTGCTCTGAATACATTTCGCAATGCATCTTTCTTTGTATACGGTATTCTACCCTCGTATTCATTTTCAACAACTTTTTCAGGTCGAATAATAGGTATATCTATAATATCATTAAAAGGCATTATTTCTTTTTCTTCCGTTTACCCCAAGAAAGGGGGTTAATATTAAATTCTTTTTCGTAGAAGGAGACTTTCTCTGCCAGCTCTTCTCTCTCAATCCTCTCGTCCACGATGTGTTTATCAAGTAAATCCCCAATCTGCTCATTTGCAGCAAGCATTTTATCTTCAAGTTCCCCCAACCTGCTTTCCACACGCCAATAACCATACACAAGCATACCGACCAAAACACATAACTGCCCCAGCCATTTGAGGTTAAGGCTAATAACAGCATTATCGTCAATAATAGTGCTATTATAACTTCGTGCTGTTTTAACTTTTTCACCCACTTCACTTATGATTTTTTTCTAAGTAATTTTACTTTTTTATATTTTTTGTATTTAGGGGATTTTTCTTCTCTTGTCTTTTTTACTTTAACCTTATACATACCATGCGGCATACTTTCTCTTGCGGTCTGTTTTTTCTTTTTCTTTTTCTTGGCGTACTTTTCGTATCTACCAGCCATTATTCAGCTCCCTGTTTTGCCCTGTCCTGCCCAATCTTCTGGGCTTCCAGCCTTAGTTTCTCTTCATCGGTCACCATGCCACGCTCGGTTTTCATGTTGTCCAATGTCTGTTTTGTTGAATCCAGCTCTGACTGACGCTGTGCAGCTTCTGACTGCATTTGCATAGTCTGGTCAATATATTCCACAAATTTCTCTGAGCCTGAGATGGGTGCATTCTCCACAAGCGTCCTGATATCCACGAGCTGCGGGTTGATGGAGCCTATCAAATTAGCGAGGGCTACCATACGATTGAAGTTCTCTTCCTTCTGGGTGATATTGCTTTCACCTTCATCAAGCTCTACATAGAGCGATGGGTTCCTCACATCGTTAAAGACCTGTGCGCCAACGCTTAAATTCATAATCGTTTCAGCAAATACATCGTTTTCCTTGACCCGTATGACCCTGTCCATCTCAGAGTATACATGGCTGAAATTGTCTACAAAATCCTTGGCAAGCACCTTTCTCAGTCGGCTTAAATTTTTAAAGTAGGGATTAATGGCTGCAGCAGCACGCTGGACTTTCTGCTCGAAAAGAACCCCAGACTCTCCACTGCGTGCAGTCTCACCTTTCATAGCTTCAGAAATAAGCGAAACACGCTGTGCGAATGCAACGCTGTTCTCAGCATTTAGCATGATATCTGGCGGCAGCGAAGAAGGAGAAAGTCTCTGGGGTAAAATGGAAGGGTTATTCAGTTCATAAACCATGTTAGGCTGATTGCCTTTCTCCTTGAGAGCTTTTATTGTTTCTTTCTCACGCTTATCAATAAATACACCGCCTGAGAGTATCTGGGTCACATAGTCCCTGACCTGAGATTTAGCCTTATTGACATCGTCCTGAATGTCAAGCAGGTGGTCAACAAGCGACGTTTGTTCGTTTATCTGGACATTGTAGTTGTAACTCCAGACCGGGAAGCAGTCAAAATTTGATGTGGGCTGTTCCATATCGTCGTCCTTGACGATAAGGTTCTTGAAATAGGGTATAATTGTTGTCACATGAATCTGGTCTTTATTGAACTCATTGACCATCATCAGGCTGGGATTCTCTTTTCTCAGCTTACGGTACTCGTTTCTCGGCAGAATCATGTAATCATTACCATCGAATACATTCACCATCTTGGTCGTGACCCGTTCCTGCATCTCAAGCACCCGATAGCGGTCATTTATCTTGTCATAGTTCTCCAGATTGGATGAGTAGGTCTTATCGGTCATGCGACGGATTGTTTCAGAGAGTGTCTGATACCACGCCTTTGACCGTTCCACTTTCACATCGTAGGGGTCAATGCTGTATTTTTCTGATATGACATCCAGCGGCTCCCAGCCTTCCTTGACCAGCCAGCGGCAGTGTTTCAAGTCATAGTCGTTTGCCCGTGTCTCCGGGTCTACATACACACGGAAATTATTCAATACATCGTACTTAAAATCCAGATACCCTTCTTCGTTCACTTCCCAGCTCCGCTGAATCCAGCCGCCAAGTTTTGTTGAAAGAGCGTCAATAAATGCGGTTTGCAGCTTATCTTCCAAGTCCTGCTCGTCGTTGATTGCGTTCCATCTGCCCTGCAGGATATCGCTCACACCGACAGACTCGATAGTGGTGGGCTTAAATTTTGCTGTCTTGCGGTTGAGTTGTTCATTTCCCACAAGTGTGCTGATTATGGGTGTGATAATATTATACTTAAGCAGCGGCTTCTTATATTTTGTAGCATTGGTTCTTTCGTCAGACGTAAATGTATCACCATTCAGATACCGCACCGCTTTCTCAGATTCTTCCCTCGAATTCTCGAATGAGTCCCGGCTGTATTTCCAGCACTTTAAGACCTTATCAGCCTGTTTGGACAGGACTCCTGCCGCATATTGTGAACCGGAAGGTGAATCGTTGCTGTATGAATCTTTAGCCATTATGCTGTTTTCCAACTTGTGCTGCCACCGGATTTATCTTCTCCAATCCGATACCGCCACCCTTTTTTGCGCTTTTCATATATTGCAAGACTTGGCAGAACCTTTAATGAACCGTACCGGAGTGCATCGTAGTGATGGTCATCGGCTTTGGTATCAATATCTTCGGGGTCGTTTTCTGCCGATGGTAAATTAGGAAATGTTTCAATACATTGTAAACAATTTTCTGTGAATCGTATCCTTGGCTCACCTTCGTCAGGGACTTCCAGCCCTTCATAGACAATCTTGGCTCCTGCCTTGCGGTCGTTGTTTCC